AAACTTTTGATGTTTTATAGCCATTTAAAAATTCCAAGTTCATTTCAAGATCACCATCTACAATATGCCAATGCTCTGATCGGTGGAAATGTCGTTGGTCGCTTAAAGATCTTCCTGGCTCAATAGTTAATTCTTTAACTTTCCAATGACCGTTTTGATCTAAGTCTCGATATTTACCCCACAGCCTTTCAGTTTCAGGTTTATCCCAATTTGAAAGGATCCACGAGGAACTATTCTTTTTATCTTCACCGCCAACGCCAAAAACAAATTCAACATCTTGATACATCATTTCTGGAATATTATCTTTAGTTCTGTCTCCACCGTTAGCAAAAATGACTTTTGTTTGAGAGCCTTTTGTAGATAATACTTGAAAAATAGCACCACAAGCGGTATCATCATCGTCTTTAAAACCTATTACTTCATCAACACATTCTAATTCTTTGATAATCGCGGTACGTTCTTCAAACGGCATGAATGGTCTACCCTTTTTACGTGTTAGCCACTCGTCAGAGTTTACGCCAACAACTAAATGATCTCCTAACTCTTTTGCCGCTTTAAAATATGCAATATGGCCTGAATGAAGTGGGTCAAATCCACCAGTAACTATAACAACCGTACTCATTCTCTGTGCTCCTTCATCATATATTCCCAAGCAAAGTTAATATCTTTCTTTGTCTTCATTCTTTTATTAGCTGCTGCAAGCGTTGGATGTAACCACCAATCTTCATAGTTTTCTGTTTCACTAACTGCAACATCGTTAGCAAAAAGAACGTAACCCATACTTTTGAGAATTTCTCTAGATTTATCTCTAAAATCATTTTTCCACCAGCAGAAATTGTGTTGGAATTGAATTACACCAAACTCATGCTTGTTCCAAGGAATATTTTTTAAAACTTCTAATGATGTTGCTTCAGAATTAATACGTAAAAAATCTACGTAATTATCAAAGCAATGCATTTTAAATAAATCTTGGTAATTGACATTTAACGCGTCTGATAATATAATGGTCGATTTTCTTTTTCTTGAAAAAAGAGAACAGGCTTCCTCACTATTATCAAGTGATAGCCCAGTCCAGCCAAAAGAGTCTTCTAGTAAAGCAGTATTGTTAAACTTATATGGATCGCCAGATCCTATTTCTATAAAGGTACCATTTCTTTTGCCATTATTGACAGATAACACAAACATGTCCTGAAAATGTCTAGAATAGTTGGTATCTATATCTTCAATTCCTTCAAACGGCCATTTATATAGATTTGCTTCTTCTCTTGTATAAGCAAGTGTACTAGGATAGCCTGCTTGAGAAATCCAACGATTAATTAATTCCTCGTGGTAATCATTGTGTTTTGTTTTATATTTGAAATTAAACAAAAGATTTTTAGATCTGTCTGAACCTTCAGTTTTCCATTTACTAATTGCGTGAACAAATTGAAGATTATATTTACCAACATATGTTAAATCGTTATCAATAGGGATGAAATCTTGAACTACATTTAATCCAATACTTGAGAATGTTAAAGCTTCTCTCCATTCGTGACGATCTGCTAGCCATTCTGAAAATATATAATAAGCTTCAGGTCTTTCTGGCATTACAGAAATTGCATGCATAAACAAACCCCTTGCGGTTACATCTCTGTTTTGCTCCCTATGGTGGATAAGTGCCATAAAGATTAAAGATTTATACTGGATCCATTTTTCTTCAAATGTACTTTCATTATTATATTCAGCAGCGCGCATATAAAACGTAAATGCTGCAGCCGCTTGCTGAAGCCGATCGTATTCACGAGCTACTTTGTATATTTTAAATGGATTTTTATTGTCTAAAACATAATCGTTTAAAAGATCTCTAATCATATTATACCTTCAAAAACTCAAGAAATACCTTCACTGGCATTCTTAGAATATAACAAGCATTATCACTTAAGCCAAAAGAAATAAGAATATCGTCACCCAAAACTTGTGTACCAGTAACAAATTCTATTGTATATTTATTGCTGGAGGCATGGTCATGATGAGAACCAAAGAAATAGAATTGTTTTGAAGCATGAATAATATTCCATTCATTATCCCAAATAACAACCCTGTGTGAGTAATCTCCATCTTTTCTCAAAAATGGATCTTTTAGTAGATTTGTTTGGTGGCAGAATGTCATCCTTTGATCTGGGTTCATTCTAATAACTTGTGAACCACCTCTTAAATCGTTATTAAATTGGATAAACTTGCTTTCATCTAAAACAACTTCAGTTGTGGTTTTTTCTTCAATATCATATTTAACAACTTGCGTTGGATTTGTCCATTTGACAAAATGATATGGCATATCCATAACGGGCATCCAATTCTTTTCACAATAACTTAAATCATCGCCAGGAGCTGGAATTGGGTTCCTAGATACTTCTTTCCATTCATTGTCTATAAATTCAACTTCGGCCATTTCCATGCGGCCTTTGCCTTTATTATCGTAACAATCACGGCGCACACCACATAGGAATAAACGATCATCCCATGCAAATAATCTAGCATCTTCAAGCCCAATAAAATTCCATGTAGGCTTTGTATCAAAATCTTTTGTGTTAACTCTACCAGCTGAAATAAAATTCATATCTTGGTCATATTCGCATATAACGTTGTATGTGGTAAGAGTTACATCATTTTGCGGATGAACATAAACCAACGGTCCCCACTGATGTGGAAACTTTTTGGCTTCGCTGTGATAAAGGATATAATTAACGTGTCGTACGTTTACTAAAATTCTGCCATTGTGAACAAAAACAGAGGGGTTCATTAATCCTGTTTCATTTCCCAACGCTTCTTTTGGGACGATTATCGGATATAATGAACCTCCTCGTTTGATGGCATAAGCGGCCAATCCGCCGATATGCAAATCGTGCATATTACCTCCATATTATAAATTGCTAAAAATTAGCCGTCAAAGGTAGAAGTAGTAGTTCTTTTTGCGTCTAGTTTTTTATTTAATGTCTTATTAATCGCTTGGGTTTGACCGCCTAAAGCAGCTTCAACCCAAGTAATTAAATTATCCTTTGTTACAGATTCAAAAGCAACAAAATCACCAACTCCTGTATTAGATAAATCTAAATCAGTTTTACCGGTGCAATGAGCTATAGTACCATCAGTATCTGTAGCTGTTTTTTGCCATTCCACATAAACTACAGCGTCCGTTAAAACATCACCATTTATGTTAGTGACATCTCTTTTTCCAATTTGTATAACATTCCATGTGTAGTTCATTTATTTTTCCTTTATTAAGGTGTTGCTGAAACTGCTGTATTGGCGCCTTCTGGAGCAACATCATCTTCCTCCCAAGGTAAAGAACTACCAGTAACTTCTGCTACTGCTGTGTCTTCAATCAGTCTTCTAAGTTGAGACTCAATGTGTGCTTTATAAGTTGGGTCGTTTTCGACAACATTTGTGATCCAACCAAGAACATCAGACTCTTGCAAATCTTCAAATGCTACAAATGATGCTGCTGGGACATTAGCAGCGGTGAATGGTGTTGCACCAGACCACATAGCAGTACGTCCTTGCTCATCTGTTCCTGTTACTTCCCAGTATGTATTGCACACTGCGTTTTCTAAAAGTACGCCATCAGAATTAGTCTCGTCTTTGATTTTAATTCTTTTAACGGCATATGATAAAGTTAAAGCCATTTTTATTTCTCCTGTGTTTTAATAGAATTATTTATCTAATTTCTCAAGTAGATTATATACCATTTCCTTTAAGCTGTCAATCTCTTCTTGCTGTTTTTCAATAGTTTCTTGCTGTTCTTTAGTTGACTGAATAAGCAGACCAACAATATTGCCATAATTAACAGCCTTTTTCTTTTTATCCGTGCCTGGAATATCGACTTCGTAAACAACACCTGGAAGAACTTTTTCAACTTGTTGTGCAATGACACCTGTATATGTCTTTTCGTCGCCAATGTATTTATAAGTGATACCATCAAGTGATTTAACTTTTTCGATGGCATCTTCAATAATTTCTACATCTTCTTTATAACGAATATCTGAATAACTTACATACGCAGTAATATTACCAGACGCTTGCAATTCAGTAGCTTGAATTAAATTAACACGAGATGTAGCATCCAAATCTAAATAGTAGGATGTATCACTAATGTCACTAAAAGTAGCCGCGGAGGCATCGCCAAGAATATCAATATTTCGCTGCACTTGCCAATCGCCATTACTGTCAGTCCAGTTGTCATCTGTAACAAATCTCAATCTGTCAGGATTAGTACCTTCATCCATTCTAAGCATCTGACGACCACCTGCAACACGCTGCATGTCATCGCCACCTACGAAACGAATGTAAGTGTTGGTGTCACCTGCGTGGTAAATATATTCATTTACACGGAGTTGATCAGCATCCAAACGATTAACGAGTGATGTTGACGAAGGATCTACATAGTAACCAGTGTTGTTGTTATCATAGTAGAGAGTAGCGCGAAGATCGTAAGACCAATTGTCTCTATTGTTTAGAGTATAAACTAAAGATGCTGTTCTGGTTACCGAAATGGTATCAAAGCTTGTAACTACATCAATTATCCAGTCTTGACCCCAGTTAGTTGAGTAACCGGAATATCCGACATCAACCCACTGAACGTGAACCTGAGGATAACTCCAAGACGTACCTGTATCTCCGATCCAAACTATTTGATCGGTTCCATTGTGGCCCCAACGAATATTAAAGGGACCTCTGTTATCGTCAGTAAGCTGGGTTGCAGAAACGTTATACCAAGTTGCAGCCGAATCACTGTAGTTATACCCTGAAATTAAGAATTCATGAGTACGACCTGTACTATACTCATAGATCGAAACTTTGAATTTAAGCATAGTATTAGATTTATATCTATTGGTCGGTAATCTAATACGGAAGGCACCGGTTACTGTGCTGGTTGATGTAGTATATGTACCACCGTTAGGGGAAGTATATCTGCGTTCTTGCGCGTCAAAAAGGTTGTTAATTCTGTGATAATTAGAGCGCGAAGTGCTAG